GAAATCCAACTAGAAGAAGATTTTGAGACTTTTTCTTGTGAAGCCAATTTAACATCTGACTTTGTAGGTATTTATCCAGGATCAACATTAAATATGGTTTATTCTCCAGATAACGCAGTAGTTCATCTGGGGGATAAAGCTACTAAATGTGTTGTTTTGGCTAATGATGGAAGTGATTTTATTTCATTAAACTTTCTCCCTAAGCCATCAAACTTTACAATCAAAGCTAAACTATTATGGCAAGCTTTAAATCACACAGCTTTTTCCGCATCAAAAGACTCTATGATTAATGCAGTTTCTTTAAGTTTTAGTTCCAATTATCTAACTGCTTATTCTTTTGACGACCGTAGAATATCAAGATACAAAGTCAAAGTTGGAAATGAGGATGCTGATTATGAGACTTTTTTCATTCCTAAAGAGACTGCAGATATCTTGATTGGATTGCTCGAAGATTCAGATATAGAGTTTCAAGCTGGTCAAAGGCATATGATGGTTACTTGGGAGAAAACCAAGCTTATTATGTCTTTAGTTCAGATTGATAAAAAAGCATATCCAAACTTAAATGGCTTTTTTGAGATTGATGATGAAGCTACATTTACAGTAAATAAGAATGAATTTAAAGAGACAATAAAGCTTTCTGGTCTATTAGTAAAAAACTCATTCATCAATATTGAGCTAAAGAATAATGAATTAGTTTTTACCGCTTCTGATAAAGACCGTGGTACTCTCCAAAATAAAATGGCTGTGAAAAGTTCTTCTGGAGATGGTATAGTTCAAGTGCTATACAAAGACCTTACTGAAGTCATTAATAAAATCGATGGAGAAGAGCTTGAATTCTCTCTTAAGATTATTGCAGAAGACAAACCAGGATTATGCATTTCAGAAGGCAATTTTAAGCATATCTTGTTACCGATTGTTGCTAAAGAAAATGAAGAAGACGAATCAGAATCTTGAGTCTAATTGGCAAAAAGTTTATGTCTATACGGGGGATGACTTTATCTCCCGTATTTACGTTTTATTTGACAATTGCATTGAAGAGAAATTTGACACTACTACTTCAATAGCTAAACTTCAAAATACTCTCCAGGGCATTAATCTGTTTGGCAGTAAGAGAGTTGTCAAGTTATATAATCCAAATGCTGAACAACTTAAAACCATTAATGATATTTTAAACAGCTCGAAGCTGACAATAGATGGGTTACAGGTTTATTGCTGTAATGACACTCTTGACGGAAGAAGTGGATTTGCTTCTAAGGCTAAATCTTTCAATAGGATTATGCATTATGGTCATATTGAAGTCAATAAATACAGCTCTAGATTTCAAAACTTTATTAATGATTGGCTGCTGGGAAATAAAGTGCAGATAAATTACGATGCTCAAGAATGGCTTAATGAAAATGCCCCAACAGTCAATATCAAAGTAAAAGTAGGAGCATCAAAGAAAGATGTCCTAGTTTACGATTTACCAATTATAATCAATGAATTAAAGAAACTTGTAGATTTAGATTGTCAAAAAATAACAGTTGATGATCTTAAGAAATTAGATTTTTATTCTTCAGAAAAAGACATATTTACATTTATAGAAAAATGTATGACTGATAATACTGAAGGGATTTTAAAAGGTCTATATGCTTTAAATGAATCGCATGGACATCAAGCGGTATTGATGATTTTTCTTTCTCAATTATTCTTTTATCTTAATGTTGCGGGATTAATAGAACAAAAGATATATGACAATAAGTCCATAATAGAAGAGATTTCATTGCAGCCCTATATCAAGAAATACCTAGATGACAATTATGAAGAAATCGTCAAGGAAATCCCCATAAAATCTGTTAATCCTGTTAGGCTTGATATCACTAAACAACAACTTAAAGCTAATAGTGAACAAATATCAAATAAAATCAATTCAGTATTGGCTGCGATTATAGATTTACGTAACAACTTATCTGAAAAAATTGTGTTTCCTTATTTAGCTTTGTGTTTATCAAAAGATAGGTTATATGCTCCTATGTCGTATAACAACTATTAAATGATTGATGAACATTACGTTTATATTAATTCTCTAGTTAATAAAATCAAAGAAGAAAATAACGAAGCTCTACATGAACTTTATTTTTTCTATAAGCCTTTAATTTTGTCAGCTATAAGAAGATGCTGCTCCAAAGAAAAATCATTATTTTCGTATAGAGATGATTTAAATAACGAGTCTATTTTTGTATTAAGAAGCTTGGTTGAGAAATATGACTCTGATTTAAGTTATTTTTCTTATTATTTATCAACCAGAATTGATCATGCTTTACTTGCTCACTTCAAAGCAACATTCTTACCCAAAATTGAAACTAGAGATTATAACGAAGTTCATCACAGTTATGATCCTTTTGACAAGATAATAAATGAGATTGTTATCGGTGAAGCTTTAGAAAAACTCAACGAAAAACAAAAGGAAGCAATCACTTTTTATTTTTTTGAAGAACTAACTCAAGAAGAAGCGGCGATGAAGGCTGGGATTACTCAAGCATCATTTTCAAAAAGACTAGACAGAGCTTTAAAAACATTAAAAGGAATTATTGAAGATCCATTGTAAGGCATGGAATAATTTTAAACCTTTTTTTGCAATATATGTTTATGTTCTCACAAAAAGCTCTCAAATTTATATAGAGGGCTTTTTTCACGTTAGGGTGATTTATTTTTAAATTGGGAGAAAGATGTTGGAAAATAAAAACAACGATGAATTCATTTATAACTGGCGTAACGAATTAAAACAAAGCCAAGACGGTGCTTTGTTAGTTGCAAGTCGTATGGCCTCTAAACTCAAAGATAGCGGATTTGGAAAGAATGATGTTATAGAGCTTTTAGCTGTAGAAAACTTTGACATTGAACTTTGTAACAGAGTTGCTTCTAAGCTTTTTGATACAGTTGAAACTCCTGTTGCTAAGAAGATTGAAGTTGCTGTAGTCCCAACCAAGTATTCTGATTGTGCTCCAACAATTGAAAGAAACTTGGAAAAATTAAGTGCAAGAGAATTTACTAAGAAGCTTTGCTCAGGTCCATATGCTATTGTCAAGATTGACAGTAGGCAATTCGATTCCTGGGTCAGATTAGCTGAACTTGCAAAGACAAGTTCAAATGCCAAAACAGCTTTGCACACTGAACTTAAGCCTTGGGTAGAAGAAGCTTTATTGAATTCAGTATTAGTTGCTGAGAAAGAAAAAGGCAATATTGTAACAGCTGATAAGAATAAGCAAGTTTATAAAGTTGCTATGAGAAAGGGTGAAGCCACTGTTGATTTATTCTCTGGCACATCTACCTCAGAGAAGTTTACCCAAGGTAACTATGCAACATTTGGATTAGCTGATGAATATATGGTTTCTGCAGTTAATTCTATTTCACCATATGAAAGACTCAAGAGAGCTTTAAACTCCTAATCTCTCTCCAACCTAATTATTTCTAAACCCGTCGATTTCGACGGGTTTAGTTTTCTTTTATAAGGTTAACAAATGGCAGAAGAAAATAACGCAGTAGTTAATGCAATAATTCCAGTAAAAGAGAACCTTCCAGCAGAGGCACTAAGATATTTTAAAGATCTGAAAGAAACTGACGACCCTGTACTACCCTTGCCTCATGACTCAATGATGGACTTGCAGTATCCTCAATTTTTTGAAGCTAGATGTGCAATTTGTTCTTCTCCTTTAAGAAACCTTGCTGAACATGTATTTCTAGAAAGTGGAAAAAAATCTCAATCAGTTATCAAGTTTTTTGAACGTCATTATCATGCAAAACTAAACTGGTCTCAAGTTTCAACTCATATGGATAGCCACTGTGACTTTAAAAAACTTGTCACATCTGGTTTGAAAAACTATGAGCAACGAGAAGAATTAATTGCTCCTTGGATTTTTAGAGAAAATCAACTTGCCCTTACTGCTTTAATGGTTGAACTTGATGATATTCGTGGTATGGATTGTTCTAAAAGTAATGATTTAAAATTAAAACGTGCTGCAATGGTTGAAAAACTTATTGGAAAGATTATGGACCTTAAAGATAGAAGAGATAATCAAGGTGTTTTTGCTATCAATATTTTTGACATCCTTTGGGATTTGCACGAAAAGTTTAACAGTGAATATGACAAAAAGCTTACAAGAGATCAAATGAAGAAACTCAGAGATAAGCTTAAGCAAGATAACTAATGAGAAAAAACGCTTCTAAAGCTTCATTAACACAAGCTGAAATAAGACAACACCTTATTCAACAAGCAAATCAAGCACAAGAAAAATTTAAAGAATCTGAGTATGCTGAAGAATTTGCAGATGAAATTGTACCAAATGTAAGAGCTGAAGTTGCCCCTCCATCACAACCCGTAAGAACAAAATTCAACCCCGATCAGATTGTTGATATTGTAAAATTCATTGAGCACCCTTATTTTTGTAATCTTAAACCATATCCACTGCAAAGACTCATTCTTAAATGCTTCTATATGGGGCAAGAAGGCAATACAGATTTAGTCATTCAAGACATACCAGAAGAAGAAAGGGTTGGATGTAATGGATGTGTCTGGGAATTTGTAAAGAAAAATGAAGAAAAGTCGATTGAAATGTCAAGACAAAATCGGCCATATAAAGCTTCATTTTCAGTGATAAATTCTCCATGCTTAACTTGTAGCCGTATGGACCAAGATATCGTGAAAGAGCGATACGAAAATGAAAAAAATAACGCTACAAATCCTGACTCTTTAAGAAAAGTAGAAGAACTTCAAATAAGACCATTTATTGATAACTTTCAAACAGAAATGGATCTTTTTGATTCTGAAGAGTTTGACCCGAAATTAAGAGCGCAGATTTTAGATAAATGTACGAAAAGATTTAAATTTCAAGAACTTGTTTTAGTGCTTGGTAGACGTTCAGGAAAATCATTCTTAGTGTCTACCATCGCCTTATATGAACTTTACAGATTGATTTGTATGGGTCATCCTCAAGCAAGATATGGATTAATGGAATTTGATTCTATTTATCTATTAAATGTTGCTAGAAATGAAGAACAGGCTAAAAACGCTATCTTTGCTAAAATCAAACAAACAGTTTTAGCTTCGCCATTCTTTCAACCATATATCGGAAAAGATACTGAACTTGAAATGCGGTTTTTTACAGAGAATGACCGAAAGGAAAATGAAAGAAGAGAAACCGTAGGACTTAATTTATTTTCAGGTTCCTTAGTGCTGAAATGTGGTTCAAGTAGCGCCTCTGGTCTTGTTGGTCTTACTTGTTGGTGTGTTATTATGGACGAAATCGCTGCTATGGCTGGTGATAATCCTGATTCTGGTCTTGATTATAATTTATATAATGATCTTAAGCCTTCTCTTGCAACATTTGGTCGAGATGGAAAGATGATGATGCTTTCAAACCCTAAGGGGCCTATTGGATTGCTTTATGATCTTCACGAAAATAGACTAGAAGATCCATCAACTCTTGTTATGAGAGGTCCTACTTGGCTTGTTAATCCTAATATTGATAGAGACTTTCTTGAGTCTGAAAAACTTAAGAATGGTACTGAATATCAAATGCAATATGGTGCTGAATTTGGTGCTTCATCATCTGACCCTATGTTTTCTGAAGATGCAATCAATAGAATGTTTTCATCTATGTCAATGGTTCCAAGATCTGAAAGACCCGCTGAGATGTTTACATATTATTGTCACATAGACCCAGCTAGAACATCGGATTATTATGCCTTAGCTGTAGCTCATTGTGAAACTATGTGGGGAACATACGGTCAAGACGGAAAACCTTTAAGAAGAGTTGTAATTGACCATATTCATTTCTGGAACCCTAAAACTAAAAATCAACCAGTTCCTGAAAAAGAAGTTGAGGATTATATTTTAAATCTTCATAAACAGTTTAGATTTAAACAAGTTAGTATCGATCAGTGGAATTCTCAATCATCAGTTATAAAGCTAAGAAATATGAGAGTGCCAATTTTAGAAAAAACATTCAACAAGCAATATAAAGAAGGTATATACACAGAACTAGCTACATTGTTAAAAGAGGACAGAATAGATATTTATGATATTTCTGGGGGTACCTATTCTGATGCAAGGGGCAATATTTTACCTTTAGAAGAAATTAAAGAGGCAAAAATTCAATTTCTTTTCCTACAAAAAAAATGGAAGGGAAATCGATTTATTATTGAATCTTTAAAAGGATATAAAGATGATATTTGTGATGCCGTTGCAGCTGTTGCATATGAAGCATATTTTTCAAAGATTGTTGATGTACTACCAAGGTCAAGGTTAATTAATACTGGCACAAGAATAAGATAACAATATTTCTTAATGTTTTTTCACTTAATTAATTTTTTAGTGTGAATTGAAACGGGGATAAAAATGGCCATCAACAATAAAAATATCAAGACAGCGGCAGGCTTCGGTGGTGTAGGCGGAGCTGGCTCTGGTGCTTGGTCTCCTGGTGGAAATCCTATTAGCAAAGGTGGTCAAACTCCAGGTAATTTTAACCATTTTGTTGATGATGCTTCCTTTGAAGTTATCATTTCAAGAATTCATCAGGATGCGCCAGATGATCCTGAAAGAAATATGGAAGCAAGATTAGTTTCACAACATACTTACAAAGAAGATGATGCTGTAAATAATCTTGATATTTTGGACATGGATGAAAGAAACGCTTTTAAATTGAGAAGTAAGTTACGTGCTCACAAGCATATGTTAGAAAAAGCAGCAACTCAAATGAAAGCTAATCCACACCATGAAAAAATACAAAATTCTACGATGGAAGAATCTTTAAAAGCTCGTAGAAAATATAAAGATGGTCAAAAATTTGATTATGAGGATGATGTTCCAGCTAAAATTAAACCAGAAAGAGTGCACTATTCCTCAAGTTCTAATGAAAGAGTAGCTATAGATTTTAACTACAGAAGAAGAGATCAAATAAATGAAGTTGAACCAGGAGATGCAGATGCTTGGTGGAATGCTACTAAAAATAAAGTTCCAATGGGTAAAACTCCTCTATTGACTGAAGGCGCAGAGCTAGACACTTATTTTAAAGAACTATTGAATGAAAATAATCCCAATCCAGATGGTTTATGGAATGAAGAAAATATTCAAAATGAAGAAATAGTTGATCCTGATACTAAAGCAAATTTTAGTGGAAATAGTTCTGCCAAAAACTATGACAAAAAAAACAACAGTACAATGTCATTAGAGGCACAGCTTCATGCAGATTCATATGAGAAAAATCAATACGATAGAAATAACTTTGGAAATGAACCTATAGGATTTGATGATGATCCGTTAATGCAAGGTCAGGGAAACTATCCAAGAGTTCCTTGGGCATAAAATATGTAAAATAATCATATGCCACAATATGATTATCTTGTAGTTGGAGCCGGATTATTCGGCTCCATTTTTGCATATGAAGCAAAAAAATCAGGAAAGAAAGTTTTAGTTATTGATAAAAGAAATCATATTGGTGGTAACTGCTATACAGAACCGTATGAAGACTATCACATTCACAAATATGGCCCACACATTTTTCACACATCTTTAAAGTATGTTTGGGAATATATTAATCAGTTTGCAACATTTAATAATTTTACTTTGAGAAATAAGGCAAATATTAATAACAAAATCTATTCACTGCCAATTAATCTCAACACAATCCAACAAGTATGGCCAGAAGCTTACAACCCTCAGAATGCAATAAATAAGATTAATCAAGATAAATTAAATATTTCTGATCCACAAAATTTTGAAGAATATTGTTTAAGCACTATGGGGAAAACATTATATGAAATGTTTTTTTATGGCTATACAAAAAAGCAATGGGGAAGAGAACCCAAATCTTTACCAGCATCAATCGCAAAAAGAATTCCTATTAGATTAAACTATAACGACAGATATTATTCTGATGCTGATATTTATGAAGGCATACCAGTTGAAGGCTATACTGCTATATTTGAAAAGTTACTCCAAGATATAGAAGTTCACTTATCTTGCGATTATTTCAAAGACAAATTTTACTTTGATTCTTTAGCTGAGAAGATTGTTTATACTGGACCTATAGACCGGTTATTCGAATATAAACATGGTGATTTAGAATATAGAACATTAACTCACAAACATCACGAAATAAACTCAGATTTTCAAGGAACTGCGCTTGTTACATACCCATCACTTAATATTGAATGGACACGAATAATACAGCATAAATATTTTGCATTTAGTAAATCAGAAAAAGATTATATTACATTTGAATATTCAAAAGAATACAATAAAAACTTTGCTGAAGAACCATTTTATCCTATCAATGATTTTATTAATAATGAAAGATATGAAAAATACAGACTAGAAGCTGATAAAGAAAAGAATCTTATTATTGGTGGAAGATTAGGAAGCTACAAATATTATGATATGGATAAAACTATAGTTAATGCATTAGATGTTTG